CACGTAACCGTGCTGGTATTCCACCACTCATTGCATTTTCTTTAATATCTTCTGCCATACCTTGTACGTTTAAGGGGCAAAGAACACGGCAACTTAAGGACAAGGCAGTTATCAATACTTATTTAAGTAAAACTAATAGACTTCCAAGAAGACCATTCTTGTTTAGTTTGATTATACACTCTAAATTTTAATGCACTTCCATCAAAGCTTGCCTTTAATTGGAAAACAGAATTTTGTTTTATAGATAAAAAAATCCCATATAGTCCACTTCCATCTTCTTGATATGAATACCCAAATGCGCTTCCTGTATTAAGTAAGTCACCTGCTTGTTCGATAGATATAGGTATTATTCCATTGGCAGGCATTAATCCTTTAGTTGTTTCAGTAGCTACCGGCATCGCTCCTCTAATAGCCTCTACCAAATCGCTCTTTTTAATCTTCACCTGCGAACCGTTAGATGATTCTGCGTATATATATGCCGCATCCGTAGCTTGAGCAAAGCTGTTCATTTTAATATCATCATCTGCCATAATATTCTCACATTTAAGGGGCATCCGCTTTAAAAACATGATACCCTAATTTAACATTTAAATAATTAACTCGTTTTTGTTTAAATAAATTCCCGAATTAACGGCATCGGGAAAGCCGGAAAAAGAACAAGTTTCCTTGTTATAGAACAGTGTCTTCGGAAGATTCCTCGACCACTTCCACAAAACCACCGGACACCAGGTCGGCAAGGTCAAACGACATGCCCATACCGCTGTCACGGATGCACAAGTAAAGCACATCCTTGTCCGTGTAATACTTGCCGTTAAATAGCTCCATTCCCTGCTTCCAGGCTATCGGGTCCTCCTTCGTGCCGGAGGCTTCAATCTGGACAACCTTGTAGAGGGATTCCGTACCTACACCCGGCACCCACTGGCTGGCAAATTCATGCTCTTGAATTACCTCATACAAAGTGTCTTCGTAGGAGAACATGAATCCGATATGCTCAGTCTTGCCAATTAATTCATCCCACTTGGGGAAATACTCCTTATGCTTAAGGCTCTCCTCAACCGTCAGACCTGCGGTGTTGATGTTCTCCATGATAATCTCATGCAGCGTATCCACCTTATCCAGATACTCATCCGACAAGTCGGACGGGTCCAATATCGTTCCGGCATTGAGCATGCGTTCCTTTTCGGCTTCGGATACCTGGCGATATTTGGATGCCTCCGAAGCGTCGCTGATATACGCCGTATTCCCGAACACCCTTTCATCTATTGGCACATCCTCACTCTGTGTAAGGTAGTGCCCTCCGTCTGCCTGCAAAATCATTGTTGTTCCTCCTTTCTTGTTTCATTATCATTTGTACTTTCCTTAACATTCATGTCGAACGAATCAAGCAGTGAAAGATTGCCGAAGTTTTCCGCGAATTGCTTCATTAAAGCAATCTCTTCATCCGAGAACTCCGTTTCCCCCTCTGACTTGTAAACCTTCATAGCCAACGCATGACAAGCCACACCACTGCCGTTCAAGTAGATGATATTGGCAAAGCCTTCCCTGCAATCCTGCACAACCACTTCCTTATGATTGATGGAAGTGTAAATCTCAAACCGCTCAAAATTGATTGTTTTCATATTAGTCCCAATTTGTATATCCGTAAACCCAAACTCTGTTGTGCGCATCATATATGTAGATGTGCCACCGGTTAGAAGCAAAACTGCCTCCGCTACCGGTTATGGTATCTCCTGATGCAGCCGTTACATTCACCTTTTTTCCATTTCCTGAACACAACCATATTTCCTGCCCATCCTCGCAACCTGCCGGAAGAGTAACCGTTATCTCAGCGGTGTTTACCAATCTTACGATACTGTCCATATTGGTCAGTGTCGTGGAAGTGGAAACCCTTCTGAATCTCCGACGGAATCCGGTAATATGTCCTTTGGGAATATAGAGTGCACTATTGCCATGAACGCTGCTGTCATCATAGGTTGTAGCCCCTGCTATTGAGATGTACAATCCCGCTTTGTTATAAGTATAGGCTGACGTGCCAGTATCCTCAAAACGTCCTAACACCTGCATGTTGGAAGTCGCGGGCATACAGTTTAGCCCGATTCCCACCCATTTGTTAGTTGCACTGAAGCCCATAAATGCAGAGCTGGAACCATCCGCATGCAGGAAGAACTTGGAATTGGAATAAGAGTTATTCCCGGAACCGCCATCGTATGCACCATTTATACTTGAAATGCTGGTACCGGAAATTTTGAAGCCTGCAATAGTACCGCTTGTAGCATTAATAGTTCCGGTCAAATCGACATCGGTAGCTACCACCCTACCAGATTTATACACCCTGAACTTGGCTCTGTCAGGATACATTCCATTTTCTTCATCAATCCATAAACGCACATCAGTGATATACCCCTCGTGGTCTCCTCCGGTCATTCCCAGAACCGGTTTGTTTGCTGAATTCTTAATGAGGAGCTGATTGCCTTGAAAGAAGTCAATGCTGGCGTTTTTCGCAATGACAAGAGACGTGTAGATAGGACCTACACCGCTTAACTTGGTCCATGTGGACGATGACACTCCCGGCTTGTTGCTTTCAGAGCTTGTATGGGTAGTGTTGCATTTGTAGACATCCCATCCGTCGATTGCGGCATTGTTCCTTATCATGGCAATATCCACATAACGGGTGCCGCTTGTCAGAGTTTCGTCGTTGCGGTAAGTCACGCCCACAGCCCATTCGGAATGCCGGGTGATGCAGCCTTGAATACCCTGCTTCCCGTCTTTTCCATCTGTGCCATCTTTTCCGTCTGTACCATCATTTCCGTCTTTCCCGTCTTCTCCCTTTGAAGCCAGCAAATCATACTCCGCGGAATTCATCTCACCGGACAGTATGTACCCGTATGTCTTGCCTCCGTCCTGCGTCTGGGTGATGCGCCTACCGTCACTGGTCGTAGTAGTCCATAACGGTGGGTTGGTGGTCTCCTTCTTGGCTATGTATGATGAGCCGCCCATGGTAACTACACCCTGCTTCGGCACGATAAGCCCCGTATACCATCTGCCCATAGCGGTTATGCTATCACCCTTATCACCTTTGATTTTAATTGGCGTGCCCCATGTCCCATCACTTGCGGATGAAGCAACCTTCTGCGACATCCATATAGCTCCACTTGTAGCATTCGTATGCCAGCCTCCGGTAGTACCGTTTCCCGTAGGAACAGAAGGCTGGGAAGTGCTGTCATTGTAAGTTATGAACACGCTCAATCCGTTCGAACCGGCTGCACCGTCAGCACCGTCCGAGCCGTCAACGACCATCAACGACCATGCTGTCCCGTTCCATATGTATACACGACCGTTATTGGTGTCCCTATATGCCCAGTTGATTTGAGGATTGGAAGGTGGAGACTGCAGGTCGCCTTTCCATACGATGCTCAGTCCGTCCTTTCCGTTCTTTCCGTCAATTCCGTCAATGGTCATTTGATACCACTGGCCGTCTTGATATACATACGACTTCTTGTCGGTCGTATTCTTGTACGCCCAACCGTTCTGAGGAGAGGAAGGGGCAGACGAGAAATCACCTTTCCATACAATACTCGTACCAGCCACACCTTCTGCGCCATCAATGCCATCAAATCCATATTTAGCCCAGAGGGCAGGTGTGCTGAAATTACTCCATATGCCGTTTCTCTTCTTCCTCTCGCTTATCCATTCAAAAGGCAGGGATTCGGAAACGCCAATAGGATCATCATGCCAGCCGGAAGGGATATAATCGTCCGTCTGTGAGGTCGCTGGGGTGGAGGGGCGGTTTTCCTCCGTGGTATGGATAAACACTCTTTCGTAATCGGTACCGTCGCTTCCGTCCTTTCCGCTCTGGACAAGCAGGTCGTATTCCTCCGTGTTGGATTCACCGGACAGAATATAGCCGTAGGTCTTTCCACCGTCCTGCGTCTGGGTAATGCGTCTGCCGTCATTGGTTGTTGTAGTCCACAACGGGGGATTGACAGTCTGCACTTTCGCACAGAAGGAACTTCCTCCCATCGTGACGATTCCCAGTTTTGGCACGATAAGCCCCGTATGCCATCTGCCCAGCGAAGACACGCTTTGCCCGTCTTCCCCCTTAAATTTTGACCATGTATAGTCGGAAGGATTGTTACTTTCTGTAGCAGTCTCCTTGTTGACGGCTATACCGATATATTTAGTCGTGTCTTTAGGCTGTTGGTACATGCCCGTTCCGTCCGCATTGTCCGAATAGGCAACCCATGTGTAATAAGTCTTTCCGTCGGCACCGGTAGCACCCGGTATGCCGTCTTCTCCCTTTATATCGCTCCATGTATAGTCGGATGGATTGTTACTTTCCGTAGCGGTCTCTTTGTTGTAGGCGAAACCTATATACGCTTTTCCGGTAGGATTGTTGCTTATACCACCACCTTGCGCGTTGTCGGCATATTTTATCCAGGTGTATAGAGTTTTCCCGTCAGCTCCGGCAGGACCGGGAACACCTTGAGGGCCTTGGGCACCGTCCTTACCGTCCACCACAAGAGGTATCGTCTCCACGTCAACTACCTTGCCGTCCACGTAGAATATGAACTTAATGCTTTTCTGGAAACTTGATACGGGTACTCCGGCATTGTTTCCGATAGAGACTTCCGCTCCACCGTCAAGAGAGTACTTCAAGTCGCCCGTTCCGGTTTCGGCTGTGCCGCCGGAAACCGAGGACTTCAACCGCGTACATGACACGGAAGTTACATTGAGATTGCCGTCGGCATCCTTTATCACAGCAGATACGCTCGGAACAAGCCGGTAAAGAATGGCATCGGCACCGCCCTTGACACCTGCCATGGTGAATGTAAGCTGTCCAGTATAGGTCTTACCTCCGTAGGTGGCGGTCAACGCGATGGGAATGGAATTCCTACCGTCCAGAGTCACGCCCTGCTTGACACTGAAGGTTATCTCTCCGGTGGAAACGTCGTGCGTCTCGGTGACATTGGCAGGGAGCGTGCAGGTTATGCCGGTGAGGGTCATCTTCTTGGTGCCGTAGCTCATCCAGACAACCGTGTCTATCGATGTGTCCTGGTACACCTTGCCGTCATTGGTAAGGGTGACGTTATCCATTTGGTTGGTGAGGTCTGCGAACACTGCCGATTCTCCCGGGTCGCCCTTGTCACCCTTGTCACCCTTGGAGGCAATCTTCTGCCAGTCATTATTCGTGCCCGGCTCTGCTGACGAACCGTTCTTGTTCATGCAGGCCCATGTGCTTCCGTCATGGGTCACGCTGTCGTAGTAGTCATATTTTCTGCCGGATTCCCAAACGCCCTCATAGCTCAAGTCCTTGGCGGGGGTGCCGTTGGGCTTCAGACGCTCTATCGTGCCGGAGATGTACACATTCTTTCCGTAGAACGAATATCCGGAGAAGTCCATGCCGCCGATGGAAAGACCACTAAGGTCACCGGTCTGCATCATGACGTTAACCTCGGGGTCTATCACCCAAGTGTTGACGTGAGCCAGACGGCGTGTATAGTAACGGTTTTCGTAGGTGATAGCCTGGCGGTCCTCGTCGGTGAAGTTACCGTATCCGAAGAAGTTCATGCCCGGCATCGGGTGAACGGACGTACCCACCTGAAGCTCATACTCGAACTTCATGCTACCCGCCTCGTTCTCCAGTATATTGGTCGGGGTAAAGTAGGATGTGGCGAAACCGGAATACTCTATGAAACCGTTAGCGCCAATCGTATCCTTGTCGGTGTTTCCCCCACCTATGTTGTGGAATACGCCACGGCATATGTCGCTCACATGAAGCGTACCGTATTGGCCTTCCAGAAGGTCAAGGGTGGCTATGCGGTTCTCGGTATCCACAGTCTTTATCGTTCCGTAGGCGAACGTATTGGCTTTGTCACCCGATATAACGTCTATGCAGTTGAAGGTTATTTTTGGAGTTATTATCTCCTCACGGTATACAGCCTTGTCTGTCTCGATGACAACCTTCCCGTTCTCGTCCAGATAGATGTAGCCGCCGCTTCCTCCGATAATGCCGGAAACGAAGTTCTTGCTTATCTGCAATCCTTTCTCCGCGGTCAGCTTGTCGCCAACTTCCAGCTTGAAGGGGGTGCGGTCGTGGGTGGTCTTGCTGAGGAATATTTTACTTCCAAATGCACGTATTATAGACTCTACTTGTTGGGTTGTAAGGCCACCTCTGCCTTGTCCGCTAGAAAGTGAATCTATTTGGTTCTGTATTTTTTCAAGCGTACCGACAGTCTTGTCATTACGAAGTATTATCTCATAGTTGGGGATGGAGCTTTTGCCCTCGTTAATAGTCAAACTCTGGATTATTACGCTCCCATTTATATTTAAGTCCGTATCTTCAAATAGCATTAAATCCCCTTCTTTCAGGGTGTCGTGAATGCTTTTTTCACCTCTTGAAACTGCCTCTTCATGCTGCCGTGCCATGAAAATGTCATCCACTTTAGGCTCGTAAGAATAGCGTACAAAATCATTCTTGGCAAGATAGTCTTTCGCGGCAGTCAACAGCCTCTGTGATGCAGCCTGGATATATACATCCGGCATGTCGATATGAAGAAGAACGAACTCGTCTCCAGGTTTGATATTGTATCCTTTATATGGAAAGTATAGTTTTAAACTTTCATCATAGGAACGGTTGCATGTCAATACATACTTATTACCTACTTTTTCGCATTGGGCTATTTCAAATTCCCTTCCTCCGCACATACCGCTTTTCATTGATATGGTAGCAGCCTCGGAAGTCAAGTAATCACTTATATCAAAGCCAATATCCTTTAGTGTGATAGTAAAAGTAGGAGTATCTTCATTGTTCGTCCCGTCATCTGTCAGTTGTTCTGCGTCGGCAACTTCGTCAAGTTTCCCATTGTCCCCTTCGTCAAGCGATATGCTTATGCCTGCCGCTCTTAGTTGGTCAGCGGTAATCCCTTCCATTGAAGGATATATCTCTTCCAAATCTCCGGAACCGTCAAAATAGACGCTTCCTTCCCTTATTCCTAATGTGGAGATATTGGGGCTGTCTATATAAGGGTCAAGAGTAGTCTTGGGAAAATCTGGCAGCATAAGATTTTCTACCGCCATATTGTTCGGCAGGTAATTTGAGGGTGAACTGCCTGACAGTTTGTTGTAATACCGGTTAGGCATGTTCTTGGTACTTCCGTAAGCACGCAGTCGGGTAATGATGCTTTGGTCTGTTTCTGCCGTTTTTTGGATGCTATACAGCCCGTTCCCCTTTCCGTAGCTGAAAAGTTTCCCTATTGCGATTCCGGCGGTTCCAATTGTTATGGTTCGGTCTTTAATGATGAAATTGGCTTTGAACTCGCTATTTGCAAGAGCCAAAGCGTCCCATACACTGATGTTATCTACCGTAATGTTTTTGTTGCTGACATTGACATATTCCGGATGAACTGTAACAGTCCATTTCTTTTCACCCTTGTATATCCGGTCAAGATTTACTTGTATCCTTTCGGCCAGCGCATTTATGCTTTCCGCATAGAAGCTAAAGACTGGCAAAGATGAATAATGGATTAAATTGTCCCCAACCACATAATCAAGAAATCCGCATCTTACCAGTTCATCGGACAACGAATTGAACTGCACATCTTGGTAATTGAAGGATTCCCCGTTTGTTCCCTTACTTGACTTCTTTAATTCAGTCGGAATGTAGTTCAACTCAAAACGCTCTTCCCGGTAAATCAAATAATCTCCTATTTGAAAATCTATCGGGGTAGGAGAGGATATGGAAAAAGTGACGGAACATGCCCCCATGAACTCTCCATTGTATTCCAATTGGTTGAGAATACATCTTTCGGTCTTCCCGTCCTGGCTATATACAATGAAACTGTCCATTACTGAGCTGTTAGTGTTATTGATGTTCTAGGGTCAGTAACCCGGAATGTGATTTTGAATGTAATGACATCGCCTTCATCTGATTTTCTCACGAACAAATCCGGGTCGATGGACTTGTAATACACACCTTGTCTGCCTATCTTGGTATATGTGTCATACACTTTCAGATAAGTGCCGGTATTACCTTTTCCGGTCAGATAGTCCAGAAAGGCTTCAATCTTGCTGTTTGCCGTGCCCATTTCCCCCTTGTATGCGAATTCCACATCAATGTCGTATGCCTTCAGCTTTATTTCTTCCGGGAAAAATGTGTCTTCTCCGTCTTCGTCAGCCCATTCTCTTGCAGGCAAATCTTTGCTTTCTCCATAAGGCATAAACGGGAAGTCCTTGCATACTATGGACCATTCAGTGTAGGAGTCCAGTACCGGACTTCCCGATTTATTCTTCTGAAAATAAATACTATACAGCTTTGCCATGCGTTATTTTGAGTTTGTGTCGTGAACAAAAAAAAGAGCTAATTAGCGGATATTTCCGTTAATCAGCTCTTTAGGCTTGTCATTATACGATGCAAATATAATGATTATTTTCTAAATATTATCATTGTGATTGTATTAAATGTACTTATATAATGATGCCATACAGAAAATCTACTTTTTCAGAAGTTTCTTATTCAAAATTTTCAAATCAAACGTACTCTCTTTATATTCCTTATTGAATTTCACAATTCTCATCGTACTTTTCCCCAATAGTTTCATTATTTCTATTTTCTGATTCTGTAATTCAGATATTACCTTGAAAAGTCTTTCTCTAACATTGTCTCTATCCATAGTTATACATTTTAAGGATGGGCATAGGTTATGTCGCCTATTGTGGCGGTTAACGACAATCCTATGCCTTATATTCTTGTTTCAATGCAACCGCCACGGAGCAATGGCAAGACAACGTTGTTTACGAAACAAACTTACATAAAAATGCCCGTTATTCAAAGGGTTGCCTTGATGTAATTTTATTTTTCTATGAATGGATATGACTGTTCAAGAATTTGTTTACGAAATAGACTTGACCTTTTCCGGTAACTTTTGATGTTATGGTTGTATGCAATACACCTCCACTTCCAGACCTTACTCCTTTCTTTATCTCAAACAATCCTTGTTCTATGTATTGTTGGTTTGGGATGTTGTACCGTTCTCCATGTTTCCCGAGATAGCCTTTCTCGCGCATCCATGCGAATAATCTTTTTTCTCCTATGGAATAACCATTTTGAGCAATCAGCTTTGCAAGTTCTCCTATTAAGCATGAGCTGTTGGATGACTGAACGGCATTGGTAAAAGCTATCGCAGGGGATGCTTCGGCTACTTTCTGTTCTGCCTCAATACGCTTTTGGCGCTCTTCCTTTAAGTTCTGTAATGCTTGTATTGCAAAATCCGGGTCTGCAAGCAGTTTTTCTATAGTGACATCTGTGGCGTATATTCCATGCTTGCGTATAGAAGGGATAACTTCATCACATATCCAATTTTGAAATACATCTGCATCGGGCTTTCTGGACTGAAAAATGCATCTGTATAAATTCCCCTCATTAATAAAGGTTGCTTTTGTATTTCCTAACTCATTGATAATCACGCCCTCATTTTTATATAGGGCTTGTAAATCAATCACTTGCAATCCTTTTGTGTTTAATCGATTTTTTACTTGGCTGGGATTTCTTAAGTCCAATGACTTACAAACATCTGCAAGGCAGAATAGCGGTTCTTCACTTGTTCCTGCAACTCTAATTTCGCCAAAAGATTCATTCTTGAAAATCTGAATATTATTTTCCATACTACTTTGTCTTTATATAAATGAAAAGGGGAGCACCAGCCTAACCGTATAAAGTGGAAGTTTACGAGTTAAACCGATGTCCCCAAATATCTTTATCTGTGCAGAACTTCCACAAACTGCAACTATGATAGCTATCTTATGGCAGCAAAGTTATTAACAGTTTGAATATCAGTCAAATGTTAATAATATCACTTTCTATCCTATTTTAGGATGAATGAAATAGAATGAAATAACGTGAAATAGAATGAAAATTAATTCTAATAAAAAAAACTTATTATTTTGTTGTAATTTAGATTCTATCCAAACAACAAGCTAATAATTGTTTATTGCCGTTAATTTCATGGGCTTTGTACCGCAATGTGTTAACCAATGATAAAGAATGTGATACCCATAACTTTATGTTATAATATAACGCTTTGAAATATAGCCTATTGCTGATTGGGCGTTAATCCCATACTTGCCATGTCGAACAACCTCCGTAGACACTTAGCTGAAAGGGAAACCTTTCTTCCCGATATGATATAGTCTTTCCCTTCTGTAAACCACTCTTTTATAAAAGCCTTTGCTTCTTTTTCGTCCTTGAAAAATAGTCGGCTTACCTCATTTAAGGAAGAGGGATATTGTACTCCGGCATTATGCCTGCTTACTATGTTCCGTACATACTCCTTGACCTTTGATATAGGGGTGGAGTAGGTGAGCTTGTTTGTTTTCATTTTGTTTCTTTTTAAATTATAATTTACCTATTGCCCACCCGGCAGCCGTATTACTGCCGGGGCATCACAACATGAGCGTTGGTCGAAACCTCAACGTGCGTCTATGCTAACATGTGGCAATATGTTCTTATTAAGGCTTCTAAGGTCAAAATCCGACTTAGAAGCGTTCGGATTGCATTTTGATATAGACATAGGGGCGAGAAGCTCCATTATTTCCAGCTTCTCCTGCTGCAAGGCTGATATTGCATTATATAGTCTTTTCCTTAATTCTTCCATATTCTTTAGGGTATAGTTGTGGCTGTCGGGCATTGGAACCGACTGCCGGATGATTAAAATGGTGTGATTAGTATTTCTTCATGCAGCTAACGAATAAGGCTATGATAGATATAAGGAGACCTGCAATGGCAAATATCAAATTCCAATTGATAGGATTGTGCAAGTTGGGGTTAACGGCAAGATAGTGCTTACCCTCTTCGGTGAGTTTGGCATTCCATACATGACCGCCAACTACATAATTAGCTTTCACCAGACCTTTTCTTTCAATGGAACGGATGGAAGCGGTGAATACATGCTGTGGATATGTTGCCGGGCATTTCCCGCCAAACTCCGCAACAATCCGGAATGCTTGTTTCTCTTCCCTTGTTAATTTTATCCGTTCCATAACCTACTCGTTTTCTGCAAATTTACTAAATACTACGCAAAATATGCTATGCAGCAGGGTCTATTTCACCCTTAGTCTGCTTTGTATAGAAGTCCTCGTAAAATATTACATAAACGTTCAGCATCATCTTTTGACAAAATTGTCACTATTTCTGCATCTTCGTTTTCAATGCAAACTGAAATTTTCATTTCTTCATCGCTCGTAGTTGAGTATGACTGTCCTATGGTAATAACAACGCCATTATCGCTATTTATACTTTCATAAACAGAATTTTTAATCTTATCTAAATTCTTGAACATTTGCTTTTCCATAATTATGCAGTCATTTTAGAGTTATACAAATCAATCACAAATTTACGACCTTTTTCAGTCCAATACATGTGTTCCTTTGACTTTTGAACACCGTTATCCAGATATGGGTGTGGTACATGCTTTGTGTAACCTTTGCCCCTGTACTTGGTATGAAGAAAGTAAATCCCCGATTGTTTGTACTGAATATCCCAATCGCACAACAACTTGTTCAGCTTGATTGCTGATATTTCAAGGAAGGCGGCTATCATGTTGGTAGTAACAAGTCCTTCGCTCGACATGATTTTGTCGAAGCTGTCACCTTTCGGGGCAAGCATCTTTATCTTTTCATCTTTGACGGCGATTTCGTCTTCCTTCTGCTCGATAAGGATTTGATTGCGCATGTTTTCGGCTTCAAGCTGCTTTAGCCGTTCCTCCCTTTTTGCAAGGGTGGCTTGTGCGATGGTTAGCGCACGTGCCATGATTTCTTCGGGAGTGTCGTTTGGGGTGGTGGAGATGTAGCCGCCAGTGGTTCGTACTTCGTGAAGGATTTGTTTAACTCCTTTCTTGAATTGCTTGGCGATTGGCTTACGGGATTGCATAAGGACTTCGTATAATCCCCCTTCTGTAAGCATCCAAACTTGCTGATTTCCACCGGGGGTCGGAACAATATTCCGAACCTTTTCATCATCATCTACAGATGCTACCAGTTTGTTAAGGCTGCTTTTGTCGTAATCAATACATTCTGCAATCTCTCTTGCAAGGAACATAGGAGTTTCTGCTGTTCCGTAAACGGTGAATTGCCGTCCACACAATTCTGTTTGTTTTAGGACTTGGATAGAATTTGCCATAACTTGTTGCATTCAGTTATAAATAGGCAAACTAAAAAGCGGTTGCCATATACGCTGCAACAAGTTGATGGACTTCACCCCGAAAGGCTAATCTTAACTTACGTATAGGCAACCGCCAATATCCTAAAGTATGGGCATAAAAAATACCCATATATAAATATGAGCAAATTAACCGCTTGCCCTGCGAGATGATTAAGCTCATCAACTTGTTGCGCCACAAAGATAGATATAATCTTTGAAGATGCAAACTTCTTATAAGAAAATCAATTATTTATGTGGTTTTTCTAAGTTTTTATGCGAATATATAGAAAATATTATATTTCTGCCAAATTTATTATATTATAAAACTTTAAATATGTTATATAACATACACAATATAATTACAACAGATGTTAATAAAGGCGTATCTTTGCTGCATGTTTTAATAAATAATAAAAGTAGTATGGAAGATTTTATAATGGGACTTGTTTACATCTTCTCATTTATATGGGGGATTCTTAGTATTATACTTTTCTTTAAAGTATGGGGAATGACAAATAGGATAATTGACATTCAAAATCTATTTGAAAAGCATTCTAAGAACGTTGATGGTAAATTAGGAGTTTTAATTTCAACATTAGAAAAGATGAAAGAAACGCCAAAAATAGAATCAAATCCTAATAAAGCGGAAATAAAACAGCCAAAAGATAATTTGAAAGATGCAGTTAAAACTACGAATTTAAATGTAAGAAAAGAGAAAGAGGCTAAGGCTATCTCCCCAAAAACAAAAAGGGAGATTGATGAATCTTCCAATGAATTTAAGCAGAAACTGCATAAATGGCAAGTTTTGAAAGAAAAAGGTTTTATAGAACAAGCTATTGAAGAATATCAAGAATATGTGGGTATTGATTATGACGAAGCTGTAAAGTTTATCAATGAACTGTAATCGTTGTTTAAGATTTTTATAAATTATGAAACAGAGTGTTTTTTTATTATTTTTATCCGTAATGTTGTTTTCATGCTCCTCTGATAATAAGGAGGAAGGACAGAAGGAATCTGAATCTTTTAATTTAGTTGGAGTATGGAAAAGCGGTGATTATTTTATTTCTTTTTCAGATGAAGGATTTTATTCGGCTTATTTAAGTGATAAATTTATAGATTCTGGGAATTATGAACTAAATCAAAAAGATAAAATAGTTACTTGTAAAAATACATATACTAACAAGAGTACAAAATATGACATTGTCAATTGTACGAGTAGCGGTCTTATTTGTAAAGTAACGTATATAAATTTTGAGGGGAAAGAGGTTAATGAAAATTTTTCTATGAAAAAAGTAAATTCTACTCCTTCTTCAAAAGAGCATGTTCTTATTGGAAAATCATACCGTTATTTGGCTAAGGAATATGGGTATTGTATAATGAAATTTGATACATTTAATACTGCTACATTGACTACAGATGAATATAAGCCTAAGGCTCAAAACTGGTACTATATTTATTTAGATTCTAACATATACTTTCAAAGATTTGCCCCTAATGGAGCTGGATTGAATTCATTTTATGCAAATTGTGGGAAGGGGGATGTAAATATCTATAGAATGAATGTTTCTTCAAACGGATTGATTGAGAGTTTTGATGTTTTGAAATAAAGTCATTGGTTGTTCTATATCATCAAATCAAGCGGAGTCCCCTCCGCTTGATTTGTTTAGTGGCACATCGTTTGTTATACCGATTATGGTAATATTGCCACAATATTATAAAAATGAAAAAGTATGAGTAAAAATGAGAAAACTTCATCAAGAGTAGCGAAGATTGCTTCTGAACTTCTTAGAGACCCCAAGACGCCTAAGAAGATAAAGACTGTTGCAGCTTCTGCTTTAACTCAATCTCCTGACAAGAAGAGAAAGTAGTTATTTTTTCAATGCAAGCCTTTGGTATAACCATTATGCCATTGGCTTGTTTCACAGTATTATTAGTCTCCTCGGCAAAGTTATGTGCTAAAGAAATAACATCCGCGTCTTCATATATAACTTTCCCAAAGCTCTCAACTGACAATTTTTCAGCATGATAATCGGATATATCCTGCCAACCTGACGTTACGCCATAACTGTCAGTCCATATTATGCAAACATTATTGCCTATCATAATTTGGCTGTTTTATATATTATTATGCAAATATATAGAAAATAATCGTATTATAGCTTTTATTTGTGAGAATTATATTTAAACTGTGATTGATTATTTGTGTGGTTGCTTGTTTGTTCTTTCTTTCTTTCCTATATTTGTAACATAAAATAGTTGTGTATGGGCAATATAAGATTAAAAAAACATTCTCGTTCTTCTAAAAAGAGCATCTCTGAATTGGACTTATTCAAATCAGAGAAGAAGTTTGTATTGTCTGATATTCCCAAGGAAGAACTTGATAAAAGGAGAATACCCGTATATTCATATTTAATGTAAAATGTATATGGGAAATTGGAGTGAAAGACAAGAAGTAAAGAAAGAGGTCAAGGAAAAAGAAAAAATAAGCCGAGAGACGCTTGGAAAGTTCTTTTATGATTTGGCAAAAACATCATTTGCTGCAATGGTGGCAGGAGGAGCCGTATCGTTTTTCACAAGTTCAAACAATGAATTATATTGGCTTTTACTTTTGATTGGGGCTTTTTCAACAATAGTATTTGCTTATATTGGTTATAAAGTGATAAGGAGGTAATTATGGAAGGTCTATTAATCGTTTTAGGAGGTTCTGGGGCTTTAGCCTTTTTATTTGCTCTTTGGCTGAATACCAGAAAAGGAAAGAAGTGGCTTGCAAGTTTGTAAGCAGAAGGATAAAAAGGGAACAGATAAATTCAATATCAAAACAATATGGGGAGTGTAATGGAAAGCAAGAAAGCAAAGTGTTCTTCAAAGCATCCACATCGCATAAAGCCTAAAGGTGATAGACTGGGATGGACGTTGAGAAGCGCAGTCAAGCACCCTCCCTTGCGTGAAATTATCGGAGAGGGAAAAATCGTTAGTGACTCTTGCTGCTTCATTTCAGCCAATACAAAAAGAATTATGCAATAAAGCCAGACATTACATCTGGCTTTTTCTTTGCATGACATCCCCATCGGTTTCCACGGTGCAATCTTCTCCATGAATGTAGACATAAACGGATGCGGCACCGCTTTGCAATATGTGCGTTTTCGCACGGTCGTACACATTGATGAATACCTTGCTGAACTTGGAACAGTCAATAGTCACGTCGCTGTCGTGACGGACATAGATGTCGCAAGTTGAAAATCCGTCAAATAGGAGAGTGCCTTTGCAGTTGCCGTTCAGAACGGCTATGTGCTTCATGTTCCTTGCTTGCACATCCTCATCGACAAAGATATTGTTTCTGTGAAGGATGTCCTTGTCGAAGTGCTCCTTTATGAAAGTGTTGGTAGGGTATCCTTTCTCTATACAGAAATCAATCCCGTGCAAATACTTGTCAATCAATCCTTGTTGGTCAGGTTCTCCCCATTGTTCAGTCCATTCTGTGCATAGTCCCAATGATACGGCTTGGTTGAGCAATGTCCTGCTTAGTTCTTCCTTTTTCATATCCTTATATTTAAATTCTTATTTTTCTTTCCCCCTTATTTATTACCATGTTGAACATGTCTCTAACCTCTTGCAGTACAGCAACATTAGCTTCTGTGTTTTGAGCACTTCTAAGCGTATTGTCTGCTATTGCCCTTAATTGTGTAAGCTGTGCTTCTGCGAGTACATTGTATTTGGGCAGAATGTCGTTTCCTATTTTCTCAAGTAGCGCTCGCTTTACGCTTACGTCTAAACGGATGCCGTTGAGATAGGAGTTTGTCAGATTCATTGTTTCCTCGCTGGCTTGAATGCCGGACTTTGACATTCCGGAGCTGGAAGAATCCCCCGTACTGGTAATGGCTCCTCCAGTCGCTTTGTCAAAGGCTTCAAGAAAGGACTGGGAAGCTTCTATCATGGCTTTTCCCTCATTATCAAAGAAGTTTTTTATAGCTTCCGCTGCAATAACCCCATTGTCTTGAATATCGGTAAATTCCTTGAATAGCCCGTTTTCGCCAAAAAGCTTGTCCTGCAACTTTTCAAACATGGGCTGTATTACCATATTCTTCAAGATGTTGTTGGCAACACTTTTCATGATGTTGTTCACAACATTGTCAAAGGCTTTGGCTGCATCTTCTCCGTTGGCAAAGGCTTCTACCAGAGCGTTGCTTATTTGTCCTGCCCAATCTTGGAAATCTATTCCGTACAATTCTTTAGTAAGGTCTTCTACAAAATAGGCAACCTGCTCATTCAATTCAGCCAGTTGGTCTTTATAGTCTTGTATCTTGCCGGAATCGGATTTCTTTTTGTCCTCTTCATCCCTTAATTGCCCCTCTATTTCGGCACGTTGGGCAACAAGTCCTATATACTGCGCTTGATATTGCTTAAGAGTGCTATTATCAAGTTCTTTCCCCGCACCGACTTTTTCTAAAGCCTGCAATGCCTCCGTGTTCACTTGTATATCAAAACGGTGTGTCATGGCTCTGAATGGAGATGACAAATCCTTATTGATTCTTTTTCTCAATTCTTCTACATAATTTATACCTCCATCTTTCAGTGCCTCAAATTGCATTCTGTAACTTTCAGTCAATGAACTGCCTGCGCGTTTAGCTTGTTCTTCCAGTTGTTCATATAAAGAAATGGCGCGTTGTATGCTTTCATCACCACCAAGGGATTTCTCTATGGAATTTCCCAACTGGTCATAAGCGGATTGCATCTCTTTAACTCTCTGTTTACTGCGTTGTATGCTTCTTTCAAGAGATTTATCATGTATTTGCGCTATTCCAGATATGAGGCTTAATGCCGCACCTGCTGCCGCTCCCCAAGGACCTGCTGATTTCCCGAAAAGAGAAGTGGCTATTCCCATTCCTTGCGAAGCACCCTGCAATCCCCCTCCCATAATTCCGGCTATATCTGAAAGCCCGGAGCCTACTCCAAGATTTTCAAATACTCCTCCTAAGAAATCAGCGGCATTGGCAAGCGCGTCAAACTTGCCGATTACGCCTTGTATGGCTGCTGACTGGTCGGAATATGCTGCTTTTAATTCGTTTTCTGCAGCATCAATCTGTTCTTTGGGGGCACCGCTATTTCTAAGTGAGTTTAGCTTATTCCTCGCATCTTTGATAGTATTAAAGGAATCCACTAATGCCTTGAATGGATTACGTTCAGTAAGTTCACCACGTAACTTTCGTAATGCCTCTACCAGTTCTTTGGTGTCTTCTATTGACAATCCTTGTTTTTTAGCAAACTCTTCTACCTTAGAAATCATATCATCCAGCGTGGCAGTAGATACACGGTCAAGGTCATCAAAGATACGTACCCAATCACTGCTTTCTTTGAATTGGTCAAAAAGGACAGAAGATTTCTCTTTTTCGGCCCGTTTATTGACTTCTTTTATAAGGTTGTCAGCCATTTCATTGCCAATGCTCCCTCTATTGTTTTCTAATTCGGAGATTGCCTTTTGCCGTTTACGCTCAATTTCTTCTATTTTAGCTGAATAATCCTTGTAGTCATTTATCATTTGCAATAGATTATCAAAGTTTTCAGCTTTTAGTTTTTTGCTTTCCTCTTTGATAGTCTGATACAGTTTTAAGATTTCATTGTCACCAAATTTGCTTTTTACGGCTTCTTCATCCATTCCCAGAATGTCAGAAAGAGATAGATTACTGCCATTCTTTTTTAATGCTTCCGATAGTTGGTTCTGCAAATCTTCAACGAAACTATTAAAAGATACACTTCCTCCAAAAGCTATATTCATGGAAAGGGACTTATTCCCAGTCGCTTCAAATAGCTTTTTATACAAGTCCCATTTTTCTCCGGCTTGGGAAATATACCTTTCTATTTCCTTCAAGGCATCGTCAACCCCTTTCTTGACATTGTTGTAGTTGATATTCTCTTTCTTCACGCCAAGAGATAGGTACAATTCCATCTGCTTCCCTTTGGATTGGTCCAACTGGTCTTGTATGTATTGGTATGCCTTGCTTGGGTCACTCAAATCCAAGTTAATCCCGTTCTTGTCAAAGATAGGGGCAAATTCAGAGACGCCCTTCACCCTTTGGGATGCGGCTTCTTCACCCTCTATTTCCTTCCACTTGTCGTAAAGCGATAGGGCTTTGCTGATTAGGTCGGCACGGTCTTTCCATTGTTCTGCAATAGGGTCTTTTTCGCTTCCGGATGATTTTTCCAATCCTCCTAAAGCCTTATATATTTTCCTTGTTGTTTCAAGTTCCTTGTTGTAGGATGCCAGTTGTTTTTCTGAATATTTATTCCCAGATGCAAACGCCTTTGTTTTTTTCTCCAAGTCACTGATGTTACCGGAAAGCATATCCATATATTCTTCATAGGAGGTTCCTTCTTTGGGTTTTAAGGCATCCATGTCGCCAGCAAGTTTGTTCGCCTCTTTTTCCCAATCAGTCAAAGGCTTACTTATATTAATTTGGTTCATGGAATGATAAGATTGTCTGGCTGTGTCTATAATGTTGGCTAGGTCCAGACTTTGCTTCTCCAGTTCCAATAGTCTGTTTCTTGCTTTGGTGATGTCTTCCGGTTTGTATTTAGCGAAGGATAATTCTCTTCCGTTTTCATCAAATCTTCTATATCCTCCTTCTCTGATAATACTGGCAAGCCTTTCCCTTTCGGAATCAATACTCTGCTTTTGTATTTGGGCATTTGCCATAGTCCCGATAAACTGCTTCTTGTATAAGTCTTTCTGTTCTTGTGATAATTTTCGCATCTTCTCAACAGAAAGAGATATTGCTACTCCGTATTTATCCGTTTGAGTAACTGCATCTTTGAATGTATTGGCGAGATTTTTGGTAATACGCCCTAATTCTCGACTTTCTTCTGCACTTTTATTAGCTTTCTTGCTAAGGGCTTCGTATCGGTCAATAAGGCTGTCAACAGCTTTATTACCTTGCATCTTGTCGTTTGTGTCAGCAATGGTCTTATTTAAGTCCGTAATAACCTCTTCTGTAGTTTTTACTTCTTCTCTGAACGCATAAAATAGTGCTATAATTCCGGATAAAGCTCCTAATAATAAACCTAATGGGTTAGCCTTTGTTACTAATCCAAGTAGCGCAATAGCGTCTTTTAGACTTCTAACACTTGCAGTTAATGATATGAAGGTTTTTATTAGTTTCAGGTTTACTGAAGATGCTAATAGAGTCACTGTTTTATAAGTACCAAATGAGATTATTATTGGAATGATTACTTTAGCAAAATCTTCCCAATGTTTCATTAAATCAGTAAGCAACTCCAAGCTATCAGAAAGGACACCGCTATTGCTTTCTGCAATATCAGCCATCATCACATCCCAAGCGTCCTGCAAGTTGCTCCACTTACCTGCAAGGCTTTCCGCAAGCGCCTCCTGCATGTTGTAGAATTTGCCTCCCTCGTTGGTCAAATCCCAAAGCACATCCTTCACCATGCCGAAGCTTACTTCCTTCCGGCTGATTTTGTCAAATACATCTCCGGCAGAGGTGGCTTTTCCAGTTAATTCTGTGAATTTCTTCGCCAACTCATCCACCAACGGAATACCCGCCTCTGTAAATTGTCTCAGTTCCTGCCCACGGAGGAAAGCGGCACTGCGCACCTGCCCGTATGCCAATATGATACGCCCCATATCGACACCCACACCTGCGGAAATGTCGGCAAGCCTCTTGGTCGTGTCATAAAGCTCCTCATACGGAATGCTGTATGCTGAAAGCTGCTTGGCGTATGATGCCAGTTCCTTGAACTGGAATGGAGAGACCACCGCCAAATCCTTGATACGGTTGAATATGGTTTCTGCTTTCATGCTGTCTCCAAGAATGGAGGTGAGCGCGATGCGTTGCTTCTGGAACTCCCCGCCAATGGTGTACAATCCCCTTACAAAGCGTTCCACCGTATATATGGAATACACGTTGGCAATTTGGTTTTTCAATTCCCCAGCTATCCGTGATTGGGAGGACATGGTGGAATTGGCTCTTTTCATAGCGGCATTGTGTGTATCGGAAGCCTTTGCAGCCTGCATTCGGACAATCCTAAGCTGTTCAAGGGCTTTTTGTGAGTTGACATAAGCATCTGTACGTTTCATTTGAGAATTTGTATAAGCATCTGCACGGATTATTGAGGATGCTGCTTGGGTAGCTCTTAGTACTGCTTCAGATTGTTCACGCCCCCTTTTAAGACTGGCGTTTAACTGTTCTCGCTCTTTTTTGATACTGGCATCTAATTGTTCTCGCTCCCTTCTAATGTCTTGAAGAACCTTCTTGTATGTCACATCAGCATCCATACGTACTGTTGTTGCGAACCCTTTAATCCCTCTTAATTCATCAGAAGTCATGCCTTTCCCTTTGAATGCTTCCGTAAAACTCTTGATACTTTCGCTATCCACCTCAAGCTTCACCTTGTAGGTCTTATTTTTCAACAAGGCTTCCACCTTGTCCTCAATTTCCTTCACGTCCGTTTTCAGCCCCACTCTTGCGCTGACTGTAGCGTGCATGTTTACAAGCTTTTTCTTGATGGCTTCATACTCTTGAGGCGTATAGTCTTTCAAGTGAATGCCAAAATTCAAATTTCCGAGGTCTGCCATATCTTTGTCTTATTTTGTGTTTCTTTTGAGCGCATCCACGCCATTAACTAAAAAATCATTCAAGGAAACCTTCTGCCCTTTTGCTTCCTGCGCTTTCCTTTTTTCCTCCCATCTTCTGGTAAGTTCCTGCATCTCCTTTGCCGTGTGCTTCTTTTCCCCTCCTTCCGTATCTTCATGCTTATAGGAGACAAATGGCGCATCGCACATGAGGAGTTCATACTGGGCATTGGTAAGGACATAATCCATAAGCCAGTTCGGGACGTTTATCAGCCCCCAGAAAAGAACCAGAGGACGGATTAATTCGGAGTATTTCTCTCCGTTTGCGAACCCTGCTCCTGCCGAAGTCCTTGAAGGATATGCTCTGCCTCCTTTCTCGTCATCGTCATTATCGTGTCCTTCATGCCGGTCAAGAACATGGTAGCACTCAAGTACTCCAGCTTCTGAGATTCCACTTTTTTTTTACCAATTGCTATGATGTCCGTAAGCTCCGTGTCCGTGTACTTTTTCCATAGCATACGCCAATATATCCAATGGAACATCTTTATTCTCCACCAATTATTCAGAATAATGAGAGAAGCGCATCTGGCAGTTACTTCATCCTCGTTCTTGCAGGAATGCAAGACATGGGTAAGCTTCCGTATAGTTCCGCGGTGAAGCCATTTTATGCCGAATCTCTTACCTCTTATTGCGACATAGTCTGTACTGTTCTCCAGTACGTCGTCAAGTCTTTTTTGTTCTTCTTCTGTGGGCTGCTGTATATTTTCGCTCATGATTGTTATTATGAATTATAAAAAGAAAAGGCGGCGGCACAAAGCTCACCGCCATAAATGCTAAATGGTAGTACCTTCCTGAGTAACCTTCACAATGCCGAATTCGTTGGCAGTGGAGATATTCACAGTTGCGGTCCTTGCAGATGCTCCGCTGTTTTCAGTAACCTTGACCGTCACCACTTTGCCACTGACAGATGTCTTGCACCATGTTTCCGTTGATGATGCGGAAACCGCGCTTTCTTTTGTCGTGGCTGTGATGGTCTTCCCCGTATTGTCAGCAGCGCTGTTAAAATTCAGGGAAGATGGAGCTACGGTCAGTCTACTTTTTTTGTCAAGAAAGCGATATTGTCATCGGTAGTATCATCAGAAGCTCCATCCTCAATTTCAATGGTGCCGCTTAATGCAAAACCGAATGGGGTAGTAGACGCATTCTCGAATAGCGGACGTGCATAGATTGCCATCTTTTTTACCAGTACACATTTCTCTCCATCCTCACTCAGAAGCGCGATGCCTGCATTCAGCTTCTTGCTGTTCAATGTGGCTGAAATACCTTTGAATGCGATTCCGTTAACGGTAGCGGTTGCTACATCATGCGCTTCTCCAAGGAAGTATTCGACCAAGTCCTTGCTTATACTAGGTACGGTTGCGGCAAAGGTGATGTCACCTGCCGTGCTAGTTACAGCCCAGTCAGCCTGCAATCCATGCACTTTGGTGCGGTTCAACGTAGGCTCTGCCTGGGACAGAGACAAAGAGTCAACAGTTACCGGCAAGTCGAAATCAGGCGTTACCGTAGTGAAGTTGGTTATTCCTCCCTTAACCAACATGATAGATGAAAGACCACTGAACACGTCTTTCAACTCTAGTTTTGTTTTCATTGCCATAATAAATAGTTTTAATCGTTTTATTTTATGTTTACTTTATCACCAGGTCAGCCCTTATCAATGTGGCGCTGAACCCTAATCCGTCATTACCTTTCAAGGTCAGTTTGGGGCTTGAGGCAATTATGTAATTGTCGCTGATAGGGAATAGGGAAAGGATGTCTCGTACAATGGCGACCATTTGTTCCAAGTCTTCAGCACCTCCCTTTTTCCGTCTTACATACACTTCAATGGTACAATAGGTACGGATATTCCCGAATCCGCTGCCATAGGTCATGGAAGACAACAAGCCGGGCAATGACACCACAATGAAATCATTCATTTGTCTTGCCACAGCTTCGGGGCGGTCATTCGTGAACACATTCTCACTGACTGCCTTTGCTGCGTCAAACAATGATTTCAGCGCGTCCTTGTATTTGAAATCCTGCTCATATCCCATAATTAAAATGATAATTCATTTGGTGCAGAACTTATTGGACTAAAAGGAGCCAATGATGAGCTGTTAAAAGCACCTCTGTCAATTAAGCTTGTACCGCTATTTTTTACAAACTGATATGCATCACTCATAACAACCAATCCTTTTCTACTTTCCAGATATTCTGCATAATGAGTCCCTACAACAAAAACAATACTTATTCCTTTAGCGATAGGATTATAATAACTTTTCAGAAATTCAACCGATGCTTCAAATCCATAGTAATGGGCATAGCTTTTACTGCCTTTGGGAGCTTTAAATTTGGTGCTCTTATCAAACTCTCCACCGACCATTGTTTTTCTTTTGGTAAATTCCCTATCATAAGGAGTGTCGTATGTCAGAAGATTTCCATTGTAATATATTCCCCATGCTATAGAGCCTCTGGTATTTCCAGTGACATTATGATATGTGCCCGTCTCACGGATTACATTGCTTATTTGGGAAGCTATTTTTTTCGCTCCCATGATAAGAGATTTCTGTATTAATACATCCATCTTTTTCTTTCCTTCCTCCAGGACCTTAGCATTATCTTCCATATCCCTAATTCTTAGCCATGTTGAAATACAAGGTCGTCCCCATTTCCGTAGCGTAACAGTCCGTTATCACTTTGGCTTCAAAAGTCCCCCCATAGTCAGTGACATCCACAAGGTCGCCGGAAAGGATTCCCTTCACAAGACCGGGAATGTCTATAGCATAATCGCTCTTTATTACATTGCTTTTGGTGAATGTTCTAAGGCTGGTGCTCCCGTACTTGTTGCATTTGCCTTCATAAAGCACAGTCTCTTCCCCTTCGCCAAAAGACGTCTCTCCGGATATGCGATATACCTTGCAGGTATGCGGAAAACGCGGATTGTTTACTTTCATAGCGGACACCTTTTATTCATGTTCATACCCAAATTGACAATCTTGATAGACGATTTCCTTACATTCTCTCCATACAAGGCGTATATGTCATTGGCCATTTGACGGAGATTGCGTTTGTCATAAGCGGAGCTTTGTGTACCGCCCTCCTTGTGCTTCCATACTCCGTTGGCATCTTCAACGCTTCCGGTTACGCTCGGTGTACTTGCGCACCACATGTAAAGGTCTGCCCGGCACAAGTCCTTTTGGCGCTTCTCCAACGTGGTGACATCCGTTCCCGGTGCAATCTCCCTATCAATCAAGATGGTGGTAATCGCACTGTCTGCAACCTCAAAACCGACACAACCACGGAGGTATTCCTCTATGGTGGTGCCGATTGCTGTATTTTGAGAATTTCTGTCCATTATTTGCCTTTGATGTCAAGGTAATACATCCAGCGTACCTTGTTGGGGACAACCAATCCGGTGACTTCCGATTTGATAACCTGGGTCATGGTCTCGTCCTCGAACAGCTGTCTGATTAATGTACGCCCACCGTCATATAAAGCGGTCCTTGCCCCGGGTGTTTCCATATAGATGGGTTTGCCGCATTGGATGTCGCCAATGGCACCATCCGGCATGTAAACCATTACCCCCTCATTGAAGCTTTGCAGGTTGGTGTACTCCATCTTTTTGGTGGTTGTATTGAATTTCTCCACGGCAGCGATGGCATCAATAACAGTAATGGGGGCGCCGATTCTGGCCTCGATGAATGCCTTCAAAGTGGCATCGTCAATCAGAGAGCCGAATGCCTGCTTGTTTACCGCATCTGTAATGTCAGGACGCGCATAAGTTACATATAAGTTACGGAAATACGGCATTGTCAATAAGTCGTCCCAGGTGGTCTTGCTTACTTCCCAGTGTCCGGAAGGGGCAAAGTCCTTCTGCTGGCTGTCCCTTCTCACATTTCTCATAACCTTGATGGGGTCTATTGAGGTGCCGACTGCGCTCTCTTGGGTAACTTCGCCTGAAGAATCATTCTTCTTATACCATGTACTTGTCTTGATGTTCTTGGAGGGAACCTCAAAATCAATTTCCGTAGTGATACCTAACGGGTTGTTGGTGGCGTTGATAACCAGTTTACCTTTGTTAGATACTACCTGGTGGCGTTGGTAGGCTATAGTATTGTAGTTACCGCCAAGCAGGTCATCAATCCCGTTGAACAACAGTTCCATAATGGTTTCTTCAATTTCAGCCGTAGTATTGCCGATGGCGTTTGCCAGCATCATCTTTTCTCTCAGAATCTTTCGGCTCATCACCACTTCTTGCTTGAATGTAGGCAGTCCTCCCATTTTCAGGCTCAATCCGTCTGTGGATTTGGTTGCTCCATCACTGTCAATGTCCACATAAGTAGCCATCGTATATGGACGGATGGTAGCCTCAATCTGTTCGTATGTGGGATTGATTGGGATGTTGGGGTTTAACGGGAATCCCAACTGCGAGAAAGTTGCTTCCGCATTGTATTTCTCGGCAAACATGTCGTTGATGTATTTGGTCAACGCGCTGCCTTTTGCGTCGCTAACGTATCCCATTGAAGCAAGACCCTTTGCTACAATGTCATAGAATTGTCTGTCTCTTGTGTACATATTATCCTCCTTTCTTATTATTCGGATTCACGCACAAACTCAATCATAGGAAGTTGTGCTTCTACTGATTTAGGAATACCGCCTCCAGCTACTCGGTCTGCGTAAATTCTGCCTGCTCGAACCACGGCGCATGTTGCCAGGGTACATCCTTCCGGAATACATACGTCCTCAAAAGTTAGCCCGTTAACATCGCTCAGGTTTCCGCTAGCTGTAATTCCCGGCTTTGTCAACTCCATATTTCCTGTTACTCCAGTGTTCCCGGGAATAAACATACATGCTTGCACTTGACCGGCTGTCTTTTGTGTGAAAGTTACTGTGGCTCCACTTCGCTTTACGTCCCATTCTGTAAAAGCGGATTTCCCACCTTCAATCTTTGTTGCGACCAGTTCGGGAGTGCTTTCAGAGGAACTGGTTACTGCGATAGAGTAACTTTTGTTTCCCAACACAAAGGACAAATCACCGTCAGAAGAAGCTTTTTTTGTGATAGTCAGTGTTGCTACAGCTTTTACCCCCGTTACTCCGTCTGCCGTGATGACATCTACTTGTTTGCCGGGACCGTTAAATTTTACCATTGTACCGGCATGGATAATATCACCGGGCTTTAACCCCAGTCCGGCTACATCAATCATGCCACCACCTTGGTACAGTTCTCTTACTCTGCTCCATACCGGGAAATGACCGCCAAATTCCGATTGGTATTTACCGATAGTGTTGAAAGTTCCTGATTGTCTCATTTTCTTGTCTGTTTTTAAATGTGTTATTTCTTTTTAGGGAGCTTCCCTTGTGCCCTCATGCGTTCCTTGAAAGATTCACGGCGGCTGTTCGTCTGCTCTTCACTGGCTTGTGAGAATTGATTGATACTGGGCGACGCTCCGTTTCCGAAAATAGCCTTGTATCTTTTCTCGTAATTCCGCTTAGCGCAGTTGACTATATCCTCTTGCTTCATGCCATCTGTAATGTCTACATCTGATATGGCTATATTGAGAATCTCTTCGTTGCAGGTGTTTTTACCGTCATTTTCGATTAGCGATTTCAGTTGGCTTCTGGATTGTTCCATTAAAGCGTGAACGGATGCGGCGTTTTTCTCCTCTTCCCTTTCTTTTTTCAACTGTGAAAGCTCGTTCTTCAATTCTTCAACTTGAACGGCAAGCGCTCCCCCTTCTGTTTTCTCTTCCCCATTTGAGGGGGACTGTTGGGGCTTATAGTTTTTCTTAAAGTCCTCAACCCTGGTCGCGACATCGTGGTTGTATTGCCCTTGCATCCCTTTTAGAAAGCCTACAGCATTGTTCCAATAAGCCTCGTCAGGTTCCGAGCCTTCGGCCACGGGATTAAGTTCTACATACTTCTGTAATGTCTGCGGTGAAAAACTGGTTTCTCCGAGTTTCTCACTTAATGTGGATAAGATTTTTTCTTGTTCCATTGCGTTTTATTTTATGTAATAAAAAAAGAGCTTATCAATGCTTTTTGCATCAATAAGCTCTTAGGCTTGTATATTGTAATTTACTATTCGATAGTTATTCTTATTTTGATATAATTCCGGCATCTTCGGCATACCGTTCGAAGCAAAACACTTCCTTCCACCTTCCTTACATCCGTAAGCTTCTGCCCGCATACCGGACAAGTGACAAATGTGTTTTGTCCGACATCCCTTTTTTCATCCAATTGGGAATCAATTTTTATCATATCAAACAAATTTCAATGCAAATATAATGATTGTTTTCTAAAAATCAATGTATTATTTGTATTTTTATTATGTTATATTTAGAAAGTGAACAAATAATCGTATATTTGTATCACATATTATCATAGAGCTGTGAATCAAGCCGGAATATACAGAGGATTTCTGTATGTACCGGCTATTTTTATTTATGGAATACGACATAACTGCACATACTAAGAATGGAGATAGTGTATTCAGCTATGAATACATAGCCAAACTGCGCAAGATAAAGAGTGACTATAACATTATAGCCCAGTCTGGAGGGCAAGAGGATTCATTGGCTTCCGATGCTGATATTGTTATCATGGGTGGAAACCGTGGCGGGTCCAAGACTTTTTCCTTATTGATGGAATCCTTACCGGACGTGAAAAATCCGCGGTTTAATGCCGTCCTTCTACGTAATGAGAAAGACGACCTTAGAGACATGATTAATACGTCGTACATTCTCTACTCCCAATTCGGGAATTATAACCGTTCCATATCAGATATGACATGGAATTTTGGGGATAACGCTGGGAAATTGTGGTTTTCCTATTTTGCGGACAATTTTGAAGACTTTAAGAAACGGTTCCAAGGGAAACAGTTCTGTTATATTGGAATAGACGAAATAACACATTGTTCATATGACAAGTTTAAATATCTGATAACTTGTAATCGTAATGCTTATGGTATAAAAAACCGTTTTTGGGGCACTTGCAATCCGGACCCAGACAGTTGGGTCCGTGTCTTCATAGACTGGTGGATTGGAGAAGACGGAAATCCCATCCCGGAGAGAAATGGGGTGAAAAGATATTGCTTTATGGACGGAGACTCCCCCAATGGAATCTATTGGGGAGATACGCCGGAAGATGTATATGAACAATGCAAATCAACCATAGACCCTCTCTGGAATGAATCCTATGAAAAGTTGGGGTTCAACAAAAAGACAATGTTTGTCAAGTCTGTGGTGTTCATTCGCGCCCGTCTTGAAGATAACATCAAACTAATTGAAGCCGATTCCAATTATGCGGCAAACCTTGCCCAACAAGATGAAGAGTCCCGTGCCCGTGACCTTGAAGGAAACTGGAATTTTAAAGCGGCCGGGGACGATATTCTTAAAATGGAACACATGGAGCGTTTTTTCAAAAACTCTTTCCAATACGGGGATGGCAAGCGGAGGGTATCATGCGATATTGCATATGAAGGCGGCGACAATCTTGTTCTGTGGCTTTGGATTGGGGACCATATTGAGGACGTATATGTAAGCCGGGATAATTCCAAGCGGACGGAAGAGTGTGTCGCCTATAAGCTACGCGAGTGGGGAGTATTGGAGAAAGACTTTGTTTTTGACTTGAACGGTCCCGGCCAGGACTTTAAAGGCAAATTCCCGGATGCAGTCAAGTTCAATAATATGGCAGCTCCCATTCCAATGACGAAAGCTGATGAAAAGTCAATCAAATACATCTATTCCTCCTTGAAATCACAGTGTGCCGATATTCTCGTGAAAAAGATTAAGAATGAGGAAATTTCAATCAATCCCGATTTGCTGACGCGTAAGTTTTCTGGAAACGGATATTCCGATATGACGCTTTATAATATCCTGATAAAAGAGCGCAAAGCCATTCGGGATGCGGACACAGATAAGGGCTTCTCTTTGATTAAGAAGGAGGTGATGAAGAAGTACGTCCACCATTCTCCCGACTTCATAGAGGCTATGATTTACAGACAGATTTTTGATATAAAAAAGCAACACAATAAACCAAAAGGCTTATGGAGAATATAAGTACACGACAGATTATGGTGCGTCGTCCGTTTCGGAGGATACTTCCTGATGGTTACAAAAAAGCAATGGGCGCAGTCTCGGGCAATATGCTTATTGACGCTCCATTAGACAATCCCACGTTCCAGATAATTACCCAAATGGATTTTCTGCGTGAGTTTGAACCGTCCGGGCATGCAATCAATGACCCATTGGTTTATCCGGACAGATTGAGGCAGGACCCGGAAACAAATAAATGGTATCGGGAGAAAGTTGTTAGATGCGCTTTTGCGTTCCAAAGAATTATAACAATCAAGCATCTGGTCCATCTATGCGGAAACGATATCCAATTTGAAATGGAAGGAGATAATGAAAATGAGAAAGTAAAAGAGCTCTTTTTTAAGTTCAGGACTGGATGGGCTGTCAAAGATATGGAGATTGCGTGGTATGAAGCTGCCAAATCCGTGAAAATAACGGGAGATACTGCGTTTGTCGGATATTTACGCAAGGGTAAATTCTATTGGAAAGTCCTTTCTTTTGAGAAGGGAGACACTTTATATCCTCATTTCGATAATGTTACTGGAGAACTTACATTGTTTGCCCGTTCTTATTCTGATTATGACAGTAATGGAAATGCCGTTATCGACTGGCTGGAAGTTTGGGATGAGAAATATCTTCGCCGATTTAAAAGGGGGAAAAACGGATATGATAAAATAAGAAGAGTTATAAAAGGCCTTTTCGGGCTCGATGGATATGAACTTGTTTCCCAGCAAGAACATGGTTTTACTTTTATTCCCATAGCCTACCATAGAAATGATGAAGGTGCTTGCTGGTCTCCTTCTCAGGACAGCATAGACCAGTACGAACTGGCGTTTTCCCAATTATCACAGAACAATATGGCTTATGCTTTTCCTATCATGTACTTTAAAGGGGAGAATGTGGATATTGAAGGTGGTATTGACGGAACAATAAAATGCATAACGATGGGGCCGGATGATGAAGCCGGATACCTTAACAAGCAGGATGTTTCCACAGCTTTTGAAAAACAACTGGACACTCTTTATAAGCTGATTTACGAACAGTCATTTGCAGTAATTCCACCGGAGGTAAGAAGCGGAGACCTTCCGGGAGTGGCGATAAAGCTTCTCTATTCTCCCGCTTTTGAGAACGCCATGAAGGATGCCCAGGAATACAACCACCTTATTGATGACATGGTGAAAATATTCACTTACGGATACGGAGTTGAAACGGAAAATCTCATAGACCTGCAGAACTTGAGCATTTATGCCTGGATAAAACCGTATATCCATCTGAACGAGTCTGAACTTGTGCAGAACCTTGCTGTATGTGTGCAGAATGGATTCTTATCCCGCCAGACCGCAAATGAACAGATTCAGATGTACAGCAATCCCCGTGATTGGGATAGAATAATTAGAGAGAAAAAGGAAGAACAGCAGGCTGACCTTCTTTACGAACTGAAATCTGCGCAGGCGTCCGCTACCAATAATGGAGTGGAGCATAATCCGGGAGGAGATGACAAACAATGAAACAGCCTACACGACAGCAGATACAAGAGGCAAGGGATTACATAAAGCTGAGACTTAGGGCTGAAATATCCATGCAGGACAATTTGGAGAAGGCGCTTCTACAAGCCGCGAGCGAGATTGTCGGTATATCCCTGAGATACGGGATAAAACCCTCATTGTTCCGCTTCTCTGCCAATAAGGAGCTGAATGATGAAGTGAATAAGGTTCTTGATAAGTTGCGTGGGATTATATATGATTACACGGAGACCCTATCCGTCTATGATCGGGAAAATGACCGTGATGCGATTGTCGCATTCATCAATAGGGAAGACCACGGCAAAACGCTATCCGAACGAATAAGTATCTACTCCAACCGTTTCAAGTATGAATTGGAAGCCACCATTGCTGCCGGGATGATAGCAGGTATTGGTAGTGAAAAGATAAAGGACAATATAAAGGCAAATCTTAAATCTCCGTATTCGGACCCGTATTTCAAGAGGGCTGTGGAAGGAGGAAATTCCTCTGCCACACGTATAAAAACCGACGGCATCAGCTACGGGGTGGGGAAATCCAATTCTGCCTACAATTCCCTGAATACCCTTACCCGTTTTGTTGTAGGCTCCGCGTGGATGTGGTTTTGGAGCATTGAACACAAGAATAATGGGTTTACCGGGTTTTATTCGTATCGCGGAAGCAGCTACCCGTGTTCGTATTGTGACAGCATGGTCGGCTATCATCCCATATCCGACTATCAGAACCAATGGCACATACGGTGCTGTTGCTATTTTGTTTTTGTATAATTCATAGTTTTAACTGTTATGCTGAGAGGAAAAGAGGAGAAAATATCATTGAGTAGAGGATTGGTTTCAGAATGCAAACGCATTAAAATCAGTGCCAAAGAGAAAGCTTTTGCAGACCTTGTCGCTATTGGATGGAAAGACAAGGACGCTTATCTTGTTTCCGGACTTTACAACCCGGTGTATTCTTCCAAGGCGAATGAGAAGGATATGAATAAATTATTGACGGAGGACGAGCGTTTCATGGCGTATCTTACATCTGTCAGCAGGAAAATCCAGCGGAGACAAAAGGAAAACGAAAAAGAGGATGATATATCTGTCGATGGCATCAGTGAAGAGGATATTGCTTCCGAACTGTCGAAAGAGAACCAACTTCGCAAACTTATTGCAGCCCGTAAGAAATATGATGGGAAAGAGGGATGCAAGGAGTGGATTGACCTCACCAAAATGATAGCGGACATCACGCAAATCAAAAAGGACGAAATAAAGGAAGAGGACACCACAGTGCATTTCTATCTGCCACTTTCATGCAACAACTGTTCCTTGTACCTTGCTGCCAAAAAGAAAGCCGGTGGATAATTCCCGGCTTTCTTATATTTCTATTTATTCCTATTAGCTTCAAGAATAGGCAAATTCGTTTCTGTTGGTATATATATTACAGTTTTATCATTAAGATTGGCTTGCTGGCGTACCCACAAGTATTGGATGTATGCAGGGGTTATGCTCCCATTTTCAATTTTAATAGCTTCTGCTGCCCCTTTAGCTCGTTCTATTTCTGCTTGAGCATTTAGTTTTTCAGCCTCTAAGTTGGCTTTTGCTTCTTCAATTTTTATTTTGCGGTTTTGTTCTGCTTTAGCAAATTCAGCCTTACCAGACATCTCTTGTTCCCAAACATTATAATATGGCAATGCAATAAAGCATCCAATAGTCAATAATATAAATGCGATAATTGGTAAAATAACAAACTTTTTCATAATGTCTAAATGTTAATATGGTTTATTTATCTGTCTCTTTCTCCATTTCCTTCTTCATCTCATACATCTGTATTTCCTCCTCAATAATCTTGGCGTCCTCCTCGTCGGATATGGGCTTGGCATCCGCACGGTCAAGGGCGGTGCCGACTGCCTTCAACACATCTACCTGCAACTCCGCGTCAATGTAGTTTGCCACATACTGCGTATTGCGTATTATAAGCATCGGCAGATTGTCTACCTTGTCTTCTATTGGGGCATTGTCGAGCAGCATGAACATCACGCTTCCTGCCCCATATTCAACGGAGAAATCTCCGCTTACGGTTGATACCTTAATGAAGGGCAAATCGCCTTTCTTGTACTTGAGAATAACAGTATTCCCGATTTGTCTCTTTCCGAAATCCATAATTCTGATTTATAATTATTAATAATCAATGTCTTCGTTCAAAAAATCGTCGTCGGAATATTCCCATCCCTCGAACATATTGACTTTCGCCTCCTCTGCAATATTGGGGACGTGCTTCATGAAATTATTCGCAATGTCCTCATTACCGCACCATAGGGTATAGACGTTGCTGTATCCCTTGTCCGCACGTTTCTCGCGTGCATATCCGAGCGAAAGCATGTCAAGCCCCATTTTCCTCTGGGAAACCGGGACCACTCCGTTTTTCTTGCAGAACCTTTCATAATTCTTGTACACCTCCGAGGAAGTAAGCTCTATAGGCGCTCCTCCACCGGACTCCTCCGGCTGGCATTCCTTGTACTTGAAGTATTCGGATATGCTTCCGTCCACAAGCTTGCCGTCCTTCCCCATCACGGTGGAGCGTATCCTTTCCTGTTTCATGTCTATCTTGCCTCCGAGATTCTCCGGCATACGCCAGTTGTTTTTCTTTAGCTCGCACAGTCCCTTGACTATCCACGCCATGATACCCGCATGTTCTGCCCTCATCCTTTCCGCAAGCATCGTGTCCCTTTTCTCCACGGGAATTGTCTTGTCGAAGTTTAGCACCAGGGCACGGCGCTGCATGCTCTCGTCGTCCGGGTCGTCACGGTTCAGGAAGTCCTTCGGCTGCCACCGGTAGTTGGAGTTGCACAGCATTATAGGAGGTCGCTGCATCATGGTGATGTTGCCTCCTATCCCCCGGCAGGCAATAGGCTCCCCACTTGATATAGCCTTGATGATACTCATGTCCTTGAAATCACCACGGTTACTTTCCGTGCAGTACATAAGCCTTTTCCTTGACATCGAATAGGCCGCACGCAACTGCTCGTCACCGCCTCTGGCGAACTGGCTCATCTTGATGTTGAGTATTTCATCCTCTCCGAACATGTCTTTCAGAACCCGGTAAATAACACTCTTGCCGTTCGCTCCGGTCCCCTGCAATATGAGGAAATACTCAAAACTGATATTCTTCCTGTTGACAAGACACGCGCCAAGAAACATCTGCAGTATTCTCCTCTTGTGCTTCTCCGGAAGGACCCCGTCCATGTCATCCGTAGGAAGCCAGCTTTCCCCAAGGAAGCTTCTCCATGTGGGACAGTTGAAAATCTCCTTGCGGTCATACTTGAAAGGGTACATCTTCACGCAGTCGAACTTCGGGGAGTGGGGGTAGACCTTGAGTCTGTTCATGTCAACCACGCAATTGGTAAAGCACATGATGCTCAAATCCGGCTGGAGCTCATGGTCCCTTATGACATTTATTATGCGGTTCATGTATGCGTACATGTTTTTGTTCGTACGGTCACGGGCGGCAACCCCCATCTTCTCCAGCCATCTGTCAACGGCATCGTAGAGCACGTTGTAGTCCATGTACTCATATATCTTTCCCGTAAAAACATACAGAGGAACACGGTAGTCCGCAATGTCTTTCGTCACAACACCATATCCCTCCCTGAACAACTCCTCAAGCCGTCTTCCGTACCGGTCTATGCGCTCAGGATTGCTCGTCACAAGGGATATGTCCCTGAACGTAGAGGCGTATTCGTCGCAATGGCGGGACAATAAGCCGAGCACATAATCCTTCAATTCCCTTCTGTTCATCGTATATCACTCATTTTACGTTAAAAAGAACATAAGCATATCTGCTATAGGCGCATTTTATAAAAATAACCTCTTTCTTTTACTTATTTGACCTAAATACATATAACCATGTTCTTTATCTTCATTGAGCAAATATACAATATATTGATAACAAACCAAGTATATATTATATAAAATATTCCCCGTTTATTAGAAAATATCATAGAAAAAGAGCTTGGTTGTGCATTATCATAAAAATAGGGTCAATTTTCGTTGGTAAAACATCATTACATATCCCCAAAAAATGGGAAACAAAAAATTTTTAGGAGAGGTGACTACACCCAATATCATTACAAATCATAGGGGGTGGGGGAGGCCTGCTTGAGGGTGCTCATGTATGTAAATTGCTGTAATATAGCTATTTCGCCTTTACATTATACATATAATATAAAGTTTTGATTTGTTTACTGTTTTGTGATGGGATGTTAGGGTGGTGTGTGCGAAATCGCACGGTTTGAGGCGAAGACACCTCTTTAATCATTATAGATAATATCTATATCATTGTATTTTATTATAAATAAAATCTATTTTATTGGTTCTTTCTTTTATGCTGTGTTTATATAGATAATATCTATTACTTTATTTATTGTTATAGATGTTGTCTATTTGTGTTGTACGTGTGTTTTTTTATTGGTTTTGGTATTATATATTTACTATTAATTGGGTGTGATGTTGCGTTTGTAAATCATTGTAAATTAGTTATTTTATGTGTGTATATTGTGTTATAAAACATATATTTTTCATAGAAATATTTTGCTATTTTCTTTGCTGTTTACGATATAATTCGTATCTTTGTAATGTAAGAAAGAGGTAAACGTAAGGTTGCCGTTCTTACAAGCGTTGTTTGTATTGTGATATAAAAAAGGAGCTGCAAGTACTGGTAATACTTACAACTCCGAAAGAAGGGAATAACCTGGATAGGTACCCCCCCCCCTAAGCAGGAACAAAGGTACTTATCCAGGTTATCACTTCCAAATTATCCTCTTATAAAATGACGCTGTACTTTGAATTATTAACAATTTAAACTATAGCATTATGAAAACAATGAATTTCTACACCGCAAACGGTTGGGCTGGTTCCAACTATGACAGCAAGTTATCAACTAAAGAAATAGCCGCAAAGGTTAGGTCTTTTGCTAAGAAGAATTTCCCGGGCTTTAAATTCTCTGTCCGTACAGAATGGAGTATGTACACGGATTCCATGTATATCGAGCTGAAAGAAGGTACTTGCATTCCTTTTGTTGAAGGATCAAGAAGCGCGGAACGTGGTTATATGTCTACAATGTCAACCGTAAAAGGCTGGGAAAATGAGTTAACGCCGGAAATGTTCAAGGTGTTGGACGCTGTTACGACTTATGCAAGTTCTTTCCGTTACGATGATAGCGACGGTATGCAAGATTATTACGATACTAATTTTTATTTGAAAATCAAAGTTAGCGACGAATATAAGGTTGTAGAGCCGAAGGCAAAGAAAAGCAGCGTTAAGGCTGAAAAGGTTGAGGAAGCCAAAGAAGTGGAAGCCGTGACGGTTGAAGGCCTGGAAATCGTGGACTACTCCGAAAAAGCTATCGCGGTGTTTGGCGATACGAAGGCTATCAAAGAGCAATTAAAGGAATTAGGCGGACGCTTTAACCCGGCTTTAAACTACAACGGGGAAAAGCGTGCCGGATGGATATTCAGTAAGAAGAAAGCGGACGAAGTGCGCAACCTGATGGCTTCCGAAAAGGTGGAAGCCGTGGAAGAACTTCCGGCGCTTCCTGAAGAAATATATATCCCGGAATTAGAGGAAGAAACGAAACAACCGGAGAAGTTAGGTAATATCCATTTAACCGAAACGGACAACTTTAACGGCGTGCGCTATTACGATATTGAAGGCGCGGGAATCATAACCAGCGCGAAAGTGCGTGCAGACATACAGCCGGGCGATGTTTTCAACGTATACACAGATAAGGAGCGAAAATATGGTGTAACTTATGACGGTGTAAGCGTGGAAAGCAGTTAAAAAAACGATTTACCCGGTATAATTGAGTTTGATTGCAAACTAGAATCGGGCACGCTTAGTGTTTCATCACATTATACCCCGCTTGCTGAGGGCGTAGAATTTTATGAGAAGAAAGTAAAGGGAAAGCGTTACACCGTCAAGGACAAACCGTTAAATCTTGGATATTACGGAATATTAGATAATTTGGACAACTGTATAATAGAATGCTATCCGACTAAGGAAGAAGCCGAAAGAGAGGTAGAAATACTTAACGGTTTTGTAGATGGTAACGGACGTTTAAAAAGTGTCATATAATGTTAGCCGTTATGTTATTGTTATTCGGTGCCGTGTTGTTTATTAGCGGCACTGATATAGAGAGAATAAGAAATTATAAGGATGAATCATGTAATTTAAAATAAGGAGGGCAAGTCATGTATTTAGGTTTTATGCTTTGGGCAATAATTTTAGTGGTAATATTGTGGAATATCAGCCCGGCGCTGGTTATTACGTCGGCTTTAATAGGTGTTGCCCTTGCTATAGGGAAAACAAAAGAGAATAAAAGCGTAGAATGATATGGATACTTTAAAGAACGTGTTTTTGAAGAAATACCCGCAATACGGGAAAGTGCTGCGGGTATATGAAGAGGTTAATGAAACGGAGTGTACATTTGAGAGTATAACAAAACCGAGATTGTATAACTTTGTCCAGGCTCTTAATGAAAGGGTAGCCACCAATAGCGCTAAAACCTATTGCGCCATGCTTAAATCAGTCCTTAATCTGTACAGCGATATGTATTCCTTCCCGAAAGGCTTTGAGGCTATATTGACCTTGAAAAAGGACGCTACGCAAAGCACCTGGTTAACGGATGATGAGATAAAAACATTATTGGCATATAACCCGATTAACGTAACGGAACGGGCTGTGAAAAACTGCTTTTTACTCGGTTGTCTTACCGGAGCCAGACATTCAGATTATATTAACTTTACGGATGATAATATAATAGATGGACGGCTGATATACATTTCCCAGAAAACAAAAACAAGAGCGGAAATACCTGCAGCTCCTGCTGTACTCCGTATATTAAAAGAAAACCGGGAATACGGTATAAATGAACGAAAGGTTTCGGACGTGACATTTAACGATACGATAAGAAGTATTTGCCGGAGATGCGGGATAAACAAGCGAATAAAACTATATCAGGCAGGGGAATATATAACCGGCGAAAAGTGGGAGTTCATTTCCTCGCATTCGGCTCGTAAGTCTTGCGCCACCAACTTGTATCTGAGAGGTGCGGATTTGTATTCAATCAGCCGAATGTTAGGACACTCCAGTGTAACAATGACTGAGACGTATATATGTTGCGGTTTGCGCGAATTGTCTGATAGGATAATGGGGTATTTCAACGGTTTTACATAAATCGCTAAACAGCATATATAAATTCATAATATTTGATTAAAGCAAAATGAATTTCAACTAAATGTTAAATATCGCCTTTTACAAAAAAATACCTGTACGCATATTTGCGTACGTTAAAATAAATGCCTATATTTGTAACATCAAAAAAACAAGAAGTGGGGGCAACACTATAAAATCTGCAACAATGTTATGAAGACTCAAATTACAGACTTAATTAACGGTACAAGAGACATCCGTAGAGACTTATCCAATCCCAAGTACATTGACTGTCCGAAAGCCACATCGCATATTGGCTATGCTGGTACAAATCTTAAATTACGTGCTGAAATAGCAGAAAAAGTTATTGCAGAAAATCCTGATGGCATGGACGTTGAAATGTTCGGTAAGAAATTCCATTTGTCTCGTTCATCTTCATTGTCCGGTAAGACGGTTTGGTTTTTTACAGAAATAACCCTTGATGACTTCATGTTGTTATCCGGCTATGCGGAAAGGCCATTCCGACAGAGCAAGGAATCTAAATTTGGACTGGAAATTAACAATGATATGAATGTACTGCTCCATAAGTGGTGTAGAGCCAATGATAAGGCTCAGATGAAGTATAGGGGGTATGATTATATTGACGAATCTTTTGTAACGATATTATAAATCATAAGCTGCGCTATCGGCATGACGGGCGATGAATATGGAGAAACTTGTGAACCTTACACTTCCCGAATTTGCTTTTGTGGAGGGCTCTGAACACGAAAAGAATAATATACTGTCTGGCCGGACAGTAATACTGCATATACGTTCTGCAAGTGTGATAGAGATACTTGATAGAGGTAATACCTTCCTCACCGAAGGCACTTTGGCCTACAATTTTTCTTTTGTTAACAGCTTTGGCATTAAAGAGCCAATGGTTGCCACATTACACTATAGTGCTACACTTGATAAGAATGCAGACCGTGAAATGATTATCAAGGAAATTATGAAACCTGCCGCACAGTGGTACTGTGAATATGCCAAGTGGGAGGATGAGAATATAAGAAAGGAAGGGTGGAAATGAATGAGCGTGAACGGATAGGCGCATTACTTGCTCAAAAAAGAAATGAAGCCGGATTGTCAGTCCGTGCGCTGGCTGAACTTGCTGGAGTCAGCTATCAGAACATCACCAAGATTGAGAATGGTAAGTATAATGTCAGCATTGACATCTTGTCTAAGATAACAGAGGCTCTTAATTGTAAACTGACTATTATAGATAAGTGAATATTACCAGAATTTTATTTTGTTTATCATCAACTTATAATGGAATCAAACTCGATAAGATTAGGCAACTATATAAGGCTGTCTGAGGATTTTAGGTTTGTAAATACAAAGGCTCCTGCCGGAACAGTATGCAAGGTGGAAGCCATAAAGCGCAATTCCCTTTATCTGGAATGTAAGGCCGGTGACGGAGTTTGCTACAGTGAAGTTCCGGTTACTATGGTAGAGCCTATCCCACTGACAGAAGAATTACTCCAAAAAAGCGGATTTACAAAGGAATACAATGGATTCTCTTGCGGTATTGAATTATCATACGGACGTTACCTATATAACGATGGGGCAAATGGCGATAAACTATTTGTATCTATAAACTGTGCCGAATATCCTTTATCCCATATTCCCATTGAATATCTGCACCAGCTGCAGAACGTGTATTTCGATTTGGTGGGCAGCGAATTGGAGATAAAGATGTAGGCCCTTGAACTTATATCCTATTCGTGTGGCAATTGATTGTTTTTTATCGGGGAATTGATTAAATTTGCAGTCCCCGAAACAATAGAAACAACATGAATCCTCTATGAAGGAGTGTAACCCGTAGTCAGTCGGGTTCCGGTATCTATGCCGGTGGGGACACTTCTTTATAGGGGATTCGCCATTTTTCCCAAAAATCTTTAGTTTAGGAAGCGTTCACATATGGGAATACGAGATAAGTCCATATTCCATAATTTGTCTATAAAACGACTCAAAAACATGCAATAAATGCTGATTTTGCAATGTAGGAATTGCATTTTTGGCTAATTATTGATAAAAAAATACTGTTTTTCTTCTTTTTTTTTTGTGGGTAATTTAATATATCTATATTTGGAACATAAATAATGAACATAAAAATGTATGGGTTTATCCATAAACATTAACAGATAAAGAAAGAAGAAAGATACAGAGCTGTCATGGTTATATTGATGGCTCTTTTTATCAGTAAATAAGTATTTCCAAACTGCAATATTGGAATTTAAGTTGCTAATACTAAATACATGCGTAAAAAAGATATATGCCATGCTGAAAAAGGAATTTGAATACTATTTAAAAAACCAAAGCGAACTTCTGAATAAGTATGCAGGTAAGTTTCTGGTAATTAAAGACCAGAAGGTGATAGGTGTTTATGATACAGAAATTGAAGCATATGCTAATACGGTAAAAACACAAGAAGCGGGAACATTTTTAATACAAGAATGTCAGCCAGGAAATGAAAGTTATACTCAAACATTTAGAACCAGAGTCATATTCTAATGCAAATATCAAATTTTACACTTAAAGCACATGGCAGACTTCGAGAAATAATTACTGATGTATCCATCTATGATGCTATCCATGGTGAAATAGCCACTAATAATGACCCACGAGTATTAAATACAAAAGCATTGTGGGATACTGGAGCCTCAAACTGTGTTATTACACCCTCTTGTGCTAAGAAATTGAATCTCAAACCTATTGGAATGGCCCAAACTAGGCATGCAGGTGGGATTTCTGTAGCAAATGTATATTTAATAACGGTTATGCTGCCCAATGGGGTTGGTATTAAAAATGTGCGTTTTACTGAATGCTCAGAACAAGAAGGAGCCTTTGGAGTAATAATAGGAATGGATATTATTACTAGAGGAGACTTTGCCATCTCTAATGTTAATGGAGAAACAACATTTTCTTTTCGCCTTCCTTCAATAAGGACCATAGATTTTGTAAAAGAAGGAGAGCAAATACGAAATGCTCAGACTAAAGCCGACCCAGTTAAGACAATTCCTAAAATTAGCCGAAATGCCCCTTGTCCCTGCGGAAGTGGCAAGAAATATAAGAACTGTCATGGCAAGGTTTAATGAAATATATTTTTAAACTTACAAAAACACCAAGCCATGGCACAAGAAAGTAAATACTCATACGACGAGGAAAGCGTGAAAGCTATCGTCCATTGGGCACAAACAGCCCAATTGCCCAAGGAAGTGACATTAAGCGAATCGGAACACATCATCGACACCTCCATGTACGTCCACGCCAACATCTGCGACATCAACCAGCACTATCCGGACCCGTTCTACAATCCGGCGATTGACAGGCTGTACAGATTGAAGGAATTCATGGAACAGCAATAAGTTTATATAACCCAGTGGGTTGTTTCGCTTGTTTTGGGTTGAATTTAACCCACTGGGTTGTTTTGCTTATAGCTTGCTATCCATCTTTTCAAATTCTTCTTGTACTGACTTGTTCAGTACCTTAGCGTATATCTGGGTTGTCTTTATGTCTGTATGTCCCATCATTTTGGCAAGGTTTTCGATTGATACGCCCATATTCAATGCCATTACAGCGAAGCTGTGTCGAGCCATGTGTGAATGAAGACTTAATTTTATCCCTGCTATTTCTTGAACGACCTTCAATCTTAAATTGTACTGATAGTTACTTATTTTGGGTAGATTAAACTCGTATTTTTTCAATATCTCAATGGCGGGCTTGAGCAGCATTATGAAATACTCTTCATCGGTTTTTATTCTTGCATCCCTTATGAAGAATTTATCCCCTTTCCGGGTTACGGTGCTGAAATCGAATTTGAACAAGTCTGCGTAGGAAAGCCCGGTATAACATTGGAAGATGAATAAATCTCGTACCCTTTCAATGCTTTCTGATGATATTTTCAACCTTTGTATCTGATTTATTTGCTCAAGGGTGAGGTATTTTATCCCTTCGCTCTTTCCTCTGTCAAATTTAAGCTTGTTATATGGGTTCTCATTCAAAAGCTCGTATTTCATAGCTTCATTTATATACCTCTTTAACCTCTTATGATACCCGTGTACAGTTGTCTGTTTGGTGTATTTCCTATGGAGGAAATCGTCATAGTGCATTATGTTGGCTGTGGTAATGTCGGTGAAATAGATTATCCTTCCGAACTCTTCCAGGGAATTAATCAATGAGGCGTGCGTGTTAAGCGTTCCTTTTGACAAATCTGTCCTTTCACCGACCCTGCGCTTCACAAAGTCTATAAAGCTTTCTTTGTGCTGGGAATATTTTAGGAAATGCTCAAGCTTGTCAAAGCTGAATTCCTCTTTCCTCTTTATAAGACTATTGATAAATTCGTTTATGTTCTGCATTTGCGCATCGAGCCTTTCGTTCAAATCTAGAGACTGGACGGTGTTCTTTACTTTTGTCTTTTCACTCCATTGGTCGGAGTATAGGCGAACTCCCGTGGTGAGCCACTTCCTTTTCCGTTCAAACGTTATTTCTATCTGAACGGTTCCTTTTGTAGTCTTGCTTGCCGTATGTTTCCGGTCAAACACGAATCTTGTTGTAGGGTACTTCATGACTTTAAAGATTTGGTATCACAAAGGGTATCACATTTGCCGCAATTTTAGTGAAATAGAATGAAATATAATGAGCTAAAATGAAACAAGGGAAATCCTGCTTTCGCTCCTATAAATCATTGATAATTACCTAAAATGCTGATAATAAATAAAAAGGGACTACGAAAATGTAATCCCTTTCTGTGAACCGCTTGGGGCTCGAACCCAAGACCCCAACATTAAAAGTGTTGTGCTCTACCTGCTGAGCTAGCGATTCAATC